CCCACGCCCACGACTTCGTGTGCTGCGGTAGCCCATCAAAGATTGGACTGCTTTCTGATACGATGCAGTATTTCTTTGTGGCAAAGGCGGCGGACCACCTCTCTTCATTTTCAATTGACGTTTCTGCCTTTGTCTCTGTGGCAACGCAATCTGATTCATAATATTAGCTTTATCGACAATAGTAAGACTCTTAGGCCTACTTGCACTATTGTAAGAAGTAACTACGGCTAATCCCAAACTTCCGCTTGCCGCACGTCTGCGGCTCCACCAGTTCAACGTATTGATGGTGGCATTAAATGCGAAGTGTAGGGCCAAAGCCGTTTTCGGCCTGCCTTTCAGATGGAGCAACATGGCGCACAGATGCATCAACCCAGCAGGGTAATATAGCAACATGTCGCGCCCACTTCTCCACCAGGCAGCCGCTTCCAAAGCCACGAGAGCTGTGGTTGTGAGCACAGGATTGCTGGCTCGCCATTTTTCCTCAACGAAGGGCGCCAACCAAGAATAGCACCAATCAACAGCCTCAAAAAGGCTGGCTGTGGCGAACATACCCGGATTACGATCAACGGGGTCACCGACCGCCGGTGCATCCTGTGCCACTAGCATGTCGAAAACATAATGTTCAACCAGGTCAGGCAATTCTTTCACCTTACGGATTTCGCGGACTGCTTCCTCGCATTCTCCACGCGATAACCCGTAGACATGTGCATAAGCATCCCAGATGGCCTCGGAGGGCTGTACTGGGAGACTGCGCCTGATACTCATCATTGCTTCAGCCTTGAGCTTGTCTCGCGCAGATGCGCGGACTTTGGCATTAATCGTTATAGCATTCACTCGCTCAACGAACTCATATGCCACCGGGAGGTGGGAAACTGTAGACAATATGCCTGTGCAAATCGCCTGACAGTATCCGTAGCCGTCATTGCCAACAGAATTTTGTGACGTGGCAAAGAACAGCTTGGGCAATAACTTGCCGGGTTTGGGACCAAACGCAAAACCATTGTGAGTGTTCGCTGGCCACCAACGGCCACTGCAAAATTCCATATCACACCTGGTTTCGGAAGCTTTAATTTTCAACTCGAAACCTGCACACCTGCCTGTCTCGAGTAAAATATCCCGTGCTTCTCTGACCAACCTCAACGGAATGAGCATGGCCGCATCGTCCCCAGACACTATAGCTTTATGCTTGATTAACTCTAAAGCCTCTTCAATAACAGAGATAACTGCTATAGTGTTGCCCACGGTCGTTGTGGTCTTACCACTCGGGACTGTTCCCGGGGTACTATAAGACACGCCTTCAGACGTGCAGCCGTGGGTGATGGTATCCGCTCTGAACGTGCGCATCGCTTCTTCGTCGGCGCCTAGGAATTCATACAGATCTGCTTCAACTGTAATACACTCCTCGTCGACGCTAGCATCCAAGCGCACGGCATCTGAATCAACATAGGCGACGGGCTCATCAAAGAAAGATTCGGCCATCGCTAGCCAATCATCCGTCTGCTCTGCATTCATGCCTGGCCCATACGTAGTGTCGCCGTGTTCCCCTTTGCAGGCCTTACTCAGGGCGTGTGCATAGGGACCAGTGGCATTAACATACTCAGGGTAGCAGCCTTGTATTAGGCGGGGATCATAACCTTCGATCAACCCGAATGGCTCATCATCGGCTGGCTCCGTGCGTTTCTCAGCACACTCCAGCTTGATAAAAGCTTTCCTACGGCCGCCTGCGTAGTAGTCTTCGACTTCGTCACCGAAGTCCTTCGCCCTACGGAGCTCCCTCTTCTTGGAGCCAGGATACCTATCCAGCCATTCATCATACGGGGTGGCTATAACAGGCCACAATGGTCCGAACAAGAGGAACATTCTTCTTCTTCCTGTGGTATGCCACCAGCCCCGCAATGGCCTGGCGCGCTCACAGATTCCTCTATTTCGGACAGCAACTAGATCATTGTGGATGCAATGCCTAGCTACTACTGGTATGTGATTGGCAACCCCTAAGCCCGTATGGAACGGACCTAGCGTCGCCTGACAATCATGAAGGTTGCTCTCTTCAAGGGTAGTCATGTCAGGACGGCGTATCTTACACATTGCGCCTTCGCGCATATCTTTCAATGCGCGACCACGCGCACAATACGTTGTAAGTGGGCCTGCTACTCTAGCGACACGTTTAGTACCCATTAGCCTATATAAGGCAGTTATCAGCTGCAGAAGGCTCTGTATTAAAGGGTATGATCCACGTGCCCAGCACGGGAATTTCGGCGTCTTGCCTTGTTTCAGGCAGCCTACAATGGCCGCTAGCAGAAGTAGCACGAACATATACGACGAGCTCCCTCTTGCGTACAGGGGCTCTGCAGGTTTGATTTTGAGCCAAAAGACGTGCCAGGTAGAAAACGCTGCC